GGTAAACATCAATTTCTGCAATACCAGAAGAGTTGCGTCCCTTGAAATAATACGCCTGCGGTGTCCCAACCCTAGTTGTATCCAAAAGATCCGCATCTTGCGATATAATCGTGGCAAGATCCATTGGAGTAAGTTCATTATCTCCCCAGGCAACGGAAAGAGGTGTCTCTACGTTTGTGCCTAATGTAACAGTCCTGCTGAGAGTTACCGCTGAATTTGGTGTAGGCAAGTTTCCGTCTTGTTGATACCATGTATCAAAACTTGTTGATGTGCTTAAACTATTTCTATATGTATCCAAATCTTGACTTGAATCATAAAGAAACCATGTGCCAGCATTATAATTTATATAGTTTCCATTTCCACTTGTTGAATTGAATGTATTTGTTCCAAAAGATGTTCTTGAATAAGTTCCATTTGAAGTTGGAGTTCCTGCTCCAGAAATAACAATTTGCGCAACATCCGTAATCCCATACGTCGAGTTTGTAACAGTCTCACGCCAGGGGGCAAAGTTCCAAACGCGCCGATAGTTTAGGGCTGCTGCCTTTTGCAGGAACGTGATAGTATCAGCATCGGTCTTACCGATCTTCTCGCCTGCAAACTGAGCGATTTCGGTGATTGTCATTTGCTGGCCAGTTGTGCTTCTAGGCTATCCACCTTGGCAGAGAGTTGTTGTACTGCTTTGACCAATACTGGAATCAACTTGCCAGGAGTCATTGCGAGCTGATCTTTATTCTCATCCTCAACAAGACCAATCCAATTCGCATTATGCTTATTTACAACATCCAAAGATTCTTGAGCAATAAATCCAGCATCAGTTAATCCAGCGCGCATTCCATCACGCTGATTCCATGTGAATTTAACTGGACGCAAGTCATTGATAAATTCAATTCCAACTGGAATGTCTTCAATATTGCTTTTGTCCCTAGCATCAGATAATGCTGAAATTGTGGATGTTTGACACCTCAAGGTTGCAATTGCGGAGTTTCCAAGAACAATTGTATTTGACGCTGTTGCGCCTCCAGCAGTATTAACTGCTCCATTCCCAATAAATGTATTGTTTGATCCAGTTGTGTTGTTGCCAGCAAAATATCCAATTGCCGTGTTTAAAATTCCAGTTGTATTGTCTCCTAATGCAGCATATCCAAACGCACTATTGTTACTTCCAGAAGTATTTGAATCAAGAACTCCAACTCCAAATGCAGAATTAAATGATCCTGTATTATTAACTAAAAGAGATTGTTCCCCAAATGCGCTATTAAAGCTTCCGCTTGTGTTCGCTTGTAGCGCGCTATTACCAACTCCAGCATTTAAACCTCCAGTTGTATTGCTGCCAAGCGTAGTAAGCCCAAAAGCAACATTAGCCTGGCCTGCTCCTGTGCCAACTGTAAGTCCAGCTATTGATGCGTTGCTGGAGGAGGTTAATCTATTAATAGTTCCAGCCGTAAAATTGCATGAAGTTCCAAGCGAACCAGAATAGGTTCCACCAGTAAGCGTTCCAGTTAGTGTACTCGCTGTTAATGTCTGAATTGTTCCAGCAGTCAAACTTCTTGCCGTTCCAATCGAGCCAGAATATGTTCCAGTACTCGAATTGATTAATCCAGAGTATGTGCCAGTACTCGAATTGATTAATCCAGAGTACGTCCCACCAGTAAGGTCAGTTGCCAATGTGCCAGCACTTAATGTTTGGACAGATCCAGTAGTGGTATTGAGCGTGACAACAGTTCCAGTTGTACTATTGAACGTAGCAATAGTACCCCTGGTGCATCCCAGCGTTCCAATCGTGCCAGAGTTAATGCTTAATGCGCACTCAGGGTTAATCGTAGCATCCGCAATCAAAGCGTTAAGCTTCGTATTGGTTACTGTGTCGTTTGCACCAAAGCTGGTTCCTGCTGTAAAATTCGGCATATTTTCTCCTAGTTGTTCCTATTTTTGATTACGTCCCAAGCCATTGAACATATAAGGCCAATAACGCCAGAGAGAGCTAGTATCTTAGTCCTTAGATGCTCCAACGCATTAACCTTATTAGCAAGATCTCCGTAGTTTGCAAGTGACCTTTCGACCATTGAATAAAGCTGTACCTGACGCTCTTCCATCCTGGCGAGCTTCAATTCTATGTTCCAAACTTGATCTTCGCTCATGGCTTAACCTTGCCTGCGTCAGAGGCTGCGCCCATGTCGCTGTAGCGTGGTAGCGCATTGTTATCTTCGTGCTTTTGGGAGCAGGAACACAGCAAGAGAGCGATGAATAGAAGGGACATTAGGGTAATCCGAGGCCAGTTCCGAGGGTGGTTTTGTAGAGGGAGTAAACTGATGAATTGATTGCAGAATTTGATGCAAACATAAGAAATGGAATTTCAATATCCTTACCCGCATAATCTTGGTTAAAATTATTACCAATAACTAAGGAGGAAATTCCGTTTGACCCAGCCGACCCGCTGTTTGTAGAATTGTTTATTCCAACAACAGAGCTTGCTCCGTTAAAATAAGCTGTTGGAAAGAATTTACTCCCCGCGCTATATGAGGCTGAACTTGTTAATGGAGTTCCTGCGTCAGCGTCAATTTTGCCAACGTTTGAAAAGTTATACATTTGTGCATTACCTGCAGCACCACCAGAAAACAAACTCCCAGCGACAGATACAAGATTAAAGCTAATGCAACCATAAACAGAGAAGGGTTGCAAAATTTCTAGTGCGGCTGTAATTCTTGAGGAAGCACTAGGCGAGAAATTAACTCCATTCACACCCCAAGTAGGAAGTGATGCACCAGCCAGCGTTCCATTGAAAGTACCAAGCCCACCCAAGCTATACGCAGTCGTTCCAGTTCCAGCGTTTTGAGCAGAGCGGAGAGGCCAGCTCACCATATTACTCCATAGGCCGAGGGCTTTTATGCCTACGACGAAATCGTTAATTTGTGTTTGCGCTGTTGGGTCGGTTACGCCCGCTCGCGAGATATAGGCATCTGCGTCAAGGTCAAGATTTCTGGCAAGTGTTGAGGTATACAATGAGTTAAGAGATGCAATATCTGAATTGCTTAAAGTTGCTGTTGAAAGAAATCCAAAAGACCCAACCATGCTTGAGGTATTTCCAAAGAGTTGTCTTATGCCTCTCGCTCCAGTTGGATTGATCGCAGGTAGCCCTGTTCTTGCTCCACCAGAAACTAGCGATCCATCCCTAAAAAGATTATCTGATGTGTCGTTTGCCGTAAACGCAGACGATCTAAAGGAGTTTAATGAGACAGTTTCAGTATTTGGAGCACTACCAGAAAGTACAGAGTTTCTTGTTATTAGGTATTTCGCACCCCTTTCTCCACCAGCTCCACCATCAAATCTTAATGCACCATACAAGCCTTGTGCTGTGGCACCCTCTTGAAATTCTATCAGTTTTTGATTTGCCGAGGAACTGTTTGGATTATATACGGCAAATCCAGTTCTTAAATTATATAAACTAGCATTGTCTGGAAGAGTAATTTCTTGCGATGTACTGGTGAATGAAATTCCATCTGCTCCCCAAGCAGGGCCATTGGTTAGCGTACCATTAAAAGTACCAAGACCGCCAAGGCTATACGCAGTAGTTCCAGTTCCAGCATTTTGCGATGATTTGAGCAACCAACAAACTGAAGAATTCCACAAACCAAGATTTTTCAACCCCTTCACAAACGCATTAATCTGCGCTTTGGCTGTTGGGCTAGTAACGCCTGCCATGGTGAAATAAGCGGAGGCATCGCCATCTATCAGGCTAACGCCAGAAACATTTGCTCTTAATCCTAATCCAAGTTGTGGCATATAATTAAATGCAATTCTTCCGCCTCGATCTATTTAATCGAAGCGGAAGAATCACAAGATTAGGCAGCAGCTTTGTAAGCAAGAACCTTGCCAGTACCGACAGTATACCCATCAAACGCACCATAAATGGTGAGTCCAGCAGGGATAGTCGTTCCAGTTAGCGTGCCAGTGTAGTTTCCACCTAGCGCACTAAACGTGGTATCAGCAAGAGTTTGAATTGCCCAAAAGGCTCCAGTTTGCGCCGTACCTGTTGAGGTAGTGGCAACAAAGCCATATTCACCCTGGAATCTATCTAATGCGCGTGACATTAGGGTGATGTAAACAATGGGATCTTGTAGTTCGTGCCGTTAACAGTAACGGTCAAGCCGTTTGCTGTTGATGCAGCAGAACCAAAAGTTCCAGTTGTTGCTAGGGTTGTAATATCCCAAACCACTGATTGGCTTGAGGTATCAATTCTTAATGCTTTTCCCTTTGCCTTCCGTGGACTTCTTGCAAATTCATTAGCCATATTCTTAATCTCCTTTGCGACTCCAAGCGCGTTTCACTTGATCCGCGCTGAACTCGCTTTTGAATCTACTGCCAAGTTTTTGTTCTTGGCGGTAGTACCCCTTCATAATATTTGTTTTATTAGACCCAAGTGGGTTGTCGAGGGGTTCGCCAACACCAACAAGAGCCAAACGTTGTGGGACAGTAAACCGCTTCAGATACTTAGGGACTGAATCCCTTTCAGCTACTGATTTTTCCAGTTCAACGACTGAACCATTTCTGGTATCGGTGTACTGGTAAATCGGCATTAGCTGTAGTTCTCTTCGTCGGCCTGCTTCGCCAGCTCACGCATTTTGTCCTCTTCAGACATGTTGTCTTGCTGATTATTATCAGATTCGCCTTCCATCATAGCGTCATTGACCTTGATGTGGGCTACTCCGCCTTTAACCATATGAACAACACCACTGAGTTCGACGTGATCACCTTCAGAAGGAGGAACATTATCTCCGCCATCATTAACTTCAAGCATTGATAGTGGCAACATGACCATACCTTTAGGCATTTTCATTTCTCCACCTATGTCCATTCCTTCTTTCATTTGACCTCCGTTGGAAGAGGCTGGGGAGGTTTTACCCTCCCCAGCTTTCCGAGGACCCATAGCGATTACTAGGGTTCCCATTTAATTGTTTAGCTGTAGTTCGACTTCGCGAAGATCGCGCGGAAGAACGTAGTATCCAATTGTTTGGCAGCATAGAACGTCTTAAAGGACGCAACTACACGTTGGCCGTAAGGATCGGATTTATCAGCAGCGTCAAGGATCGTGACCTTCGGTGAGAAGGGCGAACCATTTGCAACGATTGAGCTGAGGCTAGGAACGCCGAAAGCGTTTCCACCCAAGAGCAAGTTGCCATACACAGCCTGACCAGCAGTCGAGGCAGAAGCCACACCCGCAGTAGCGGTTGCGAACGTCTGGACGTTGGTGCTGGAAACGACTTTACAGCCGAACAGCGAACCGATTTCACCTTTGAAGATGGCATCAGGATTCGAGTAGCTCGAAACCTTCAACCAATCGTCATCCTGCTGGAGGTCACGAATGACCGCAGGGTGAGCGACAAGGACGTAAGAATCCTTGATCTTAGGCGCACGGCTGATGAACAATGCTGTCACACCATCGAGCAAGTCGGTGGAGGTGATTGCGCTGTTAGCAACAGAGCTGGTCGCAAAGGTCGTGCCGTTCGTGCTGTTCTGCGCGTAACGAGCATACGACTTCGTTGCAACATTTGTGCCAGTCGAGGTGGAAGAGTCTTGGATCAGCGCGCGGTGACACAGAGTGTCGGCGTGCAGAGCAGCATCTTCACCCAACTGCTTAGTGGCCTGGGCGAGGTGGTTAAACAATTCGGTGGCCAAGAGAACGTCCGTGAGAACGATCTGACTGCCATATTGCTGTAAGGTCGCACCAACAGTTGACAGAGTCAGCTGACGCTGATCCGAACCATCGCCAATAGTCGTTCCTTCAGAGAGGGAAACGATGCTGTTAATATTGGGATTATCAAATTTGAAGAATTTGATAGTTTTATCTCCGCCAGTTTTCGAAGGATACGCCACCTTCATTGCAAACTGCTCCATTT